CACCCCCCCCCCCCGAAAATTTTGGCGATATTATCGTTTAAATCCTTGTCCCAGTTGGGTTTACCGTGTTCGATTGGTGTATATGTTGCCATGTTTTTTCCTCCTAAATTTATTTGAATGTCACATTTTCGGCTCGAATTCCAACTGTGGAAACACCTGAATTTAAATAAATCCATTTCTTATCCGAGCTTAGTGTTGTTGTGATTGTATTGAAATTAAAGTCTGGACAATATTTCTTGACCAACTCGTTGTTGATTAGAAACTGTACTGTCCCGTTTGCATTTGTAAATTGCGCTTGAATTGGCACCTCATTTGTTTGTCTGACACCGAAATAACCCGAATCGGGTTGAGCAACACCAGCACCATATTGATAAAGGAATGCTCGAAAGCTTGGAAAATCATCATTAGATAGACTTCCAAGGTTTAAATTTCTGGCTGAACCAAGTGGTGTGAATAAGATTGATTGATCAATTCGCTTGTTGACATCGTTAATATTATTGATCGTTGCAGTAGCACCAGGATCAACAACTAAATTAACCTGGTCAGCATTACCAATTTCGGTGTAAATCTTAATGACAACACCAGTTTTGCTCACACCGGTATCAGCGGGAATATAGCCGTTAACTTTAGCAGCTGCAACTGAGTAAAGAATCTCACTTTTGCCCTCTTCTTTAGCATAAAGTCCGATAGTGTTGATATAATAGCCAGCCTTGATACCGGTATTCTCAATGCCACCTTCAGCTGTAATTGTTGAGCTATTATTAGCTTTGACTTGAACAGTAGTGGTTTGCTGAACTTCACCGAGTGTGGCCAATCCTGCAAGTTGTGCATCAGTATAAACTTTTGAACTAGTAGCAATCTTCGTAAACGTTGCAGTAGTTGATCCGGTCAGTAATTTTGCCATTAAACTACGTCCTTGCGTCGTAATAACTGATTGTTTAAATTCCATAAATTCACCTCCTAATTAATTTCTACAATCTCAGTAATGACTTGATGTTGAACAGTTGACGGTTAATCATCAATCTGGCCACTCCCTTGATAATCTTCAGTAACTATTTGTTGCATTGATGGAACACTAGCGTTTGAAAGCAAAGCAACTGACTGAATATCTGTTGATTCTTTATAATCTTGCGTAATCGTAATCATTTCAGTTGGAACAATTCCACTAGCAAGGAAAATCTGACCAGTTGATCGACCACTAAAATTATTACTCATTTCAAGAACTAAATTAGCTGGCAATATCTGTGCTAAAAACGTATCAAGTTGCGCTATTTCACCTTGTTTTTCAAGCTGAGTATTGATGACTAGCTGATATTTATCATTGATTAATTTGACAGTCGACTTAGGATCTAAGCTCAACAGAACTTCTCTCAGATAGCGCATTGTATATGGTCGATACATTGACAAAAATGTTAGTAGCCTGAATCGACGCATTTCAAGAGAATCGCCGTTATCAGCTTTTAAACCGTACATCTCTTCAAAAATTGAAAGTCCTTGACTATCAGCAATTGAAATGAATTCATTAGCTTCAACCTGATCAACAATTCGTTGTAATTCATCGAGCTGTGGCTGTTCAACTGCCGTCAGTTCGTGCATTTCGTAGACGCCGTCATAGTAATCTGGCAACAAGTCGGTTATCCTAATTAATTGGCTCATTGATTGTCACCTCACCTAATAGCGGTAGCTGCGAAGTTGTATTTGTCATAGTTAACTGAATATCCTGATCGGAATTATTAAGTAACAAATTAGTTGCGTTAATAATGCCAGGAGTTTTTAAGATTGTAGCCAGAATTTGAGAACGGTATACAACAAGCTTATAGTTTCGTGATCCAGCCGGGAGCTTATCCCATGACTTTCGTAGTGTTAACAGATAATCTGCCAAGACCTGCTTAGTTGAATTAATCACCGCGCCATGGTCAGCCGTAGGATCTAACTCTAGATCAACTTTGATATTGACATTAGCAGCGGTTGGAGCAACGACAGTCACAACGTGGCCAATCGGTGCTAGTCCATAACCTTCGCCTGAAACATCAGTGGGATCAATCGCTTCTTTAACCTCAGAAACTAGTTGTTGGCTAGGAATATCAAAACTATTATTCAAAATAACTAGTTTGACTGTGCCACCGCCATTCCATATTGGATAAACCTGAACAGCGCCAACATCACCCAATTCTGAAACCATCTTTTGATAATCAGCAATATTTCCACCATAAGCAACATCAGATGGAGCTTCCAAAATTCGTTGTCGAAAGTCTTCATCGCTCTCGGCATCTCTTGCAGGCACTGAAATAGAAGTAATTGTTGCAGTTGCAAGTTCATCGTTCGGAGTGATTGGTAAGATCTGGCCAACATAGTGATTAGCCTCTGATCCGCTTGACTCACACGTTAGTTGAGCTGTACCATCGCCATTAATTTTAGTAACTGCGTAAAAAAACGGTGTAGCACCAATACTTGCAAAACGATCGCCAATCTCAACTACTACATTTTGATTATTAGCATCTTTGAATTCTGCTGTTGCTTCAGCATTTGTAGCTTCGTACCGTTTCAAACCACGTTCAGCGCCACGATAGTCTAGGAATTCTCCGGTTGCCGTTTGCGTAAATGTATCAACGATGATATTTCGCAAATTCATTGCAATTTCAGCGTAGCTGTACGCGACTGGAGCAAGTGCATCATAGATAATCGAACCTTGCCGAGTATCAATTGTGTTAGGTACATGGCTTAACGCTTCATCAATAAAATAATTAAAATCATATTTTTCTAATTGTGCTGCATATTCCTCTGGTGTCACATTGTCACCTCAACTTCCGTATCAAAATCTCCGAAAATAGTCTCAACAGTTACCTTTACCTCTAATGAAGCAACATCAACTTCTTCAATATCATCAACATTGACATTAACAACACGATCATCGCCCAACAGAGCTTCGTTGATCATTCTTTGAACTTCATTTTTAGCATATGGCATATCTTTACCAATTAATTCAATAAAATCATTGCCATATTGATCGTCATAGATTGAAAAAACAAAGCGCTCGGTTCGAAGTATCTTGTCGATTGCTTGCCTCATGGCTATTTGTTCATCAATCATGCCTTGAACACGGCCATTAACAACTTGATAGGTCAAAGTTGGCAACGTAACTTCTTCAATGCTATTTTCGATTTCATCTTGAAATAAATCATTGTTCATCAGTCACCAGCTCCAATCTTTTCAAGAATATAGAACGACTGGCCACCGTCACTGCGAATCATTGCAACGCCTTCGCCAATTTGGAGCGACTCATCAACCGTGACAGTTTCTGTTCGTTGAATATCTTTCTTATCCTCATTAATTCGATCAGGATAACTGAGCTTAACCCGGTGTTTTGTGACATGTAAGCCAAGCGTTAGCAAACTTGCAGGCAAAATCATATTGTTGGCCAACTGAACTTGCAGCGGGCTTGTGCTGATTACACGACCAAAAACAATGTCGGCATACTCGTTTGGCTTACCGCCACGACTATTCATCATTTTTAATAAAAATTCTCCAGCCATTACAAGCTCACCTCCATATCAGTTGTCCAATTCTTAGAACTAAAATTCTGCGTGCACGTCTGAACTGTAACAATTGGCTGTTTGATGCCAATATCTCCCAAGCTAGCGACTTTGAGCACAAAAATAGAGCCAACTTTGAAGTAAAGACTGCCAATAGCAGTTACTTTCATAGATGACTCTTGGATATTGTGCTGTTTCAATAATGATTGGGCTTGCGACTTCATCTGTGCTGAGTTCATTTTATCATCATTGACTTTTTCAACGATTTGCAACTTGCCCCAGCGACTAATTGTACTTGAGCTGCTAGCGGATTGAGAAGTAATAACCGTATTGCTTGGGTCATCAGAAGCGGTTGCCGTAGTCTTACCAGCGTCTTTCTTCGAATTCTTAACGACTTTAACCACATTAGCTGCATCGTCAATACTGCGATCATATTCCCAGCTTGTGGCAATACTTTTATCACCAACGACTAGAACTTCACCGGATGTTTGAAGTGGCATTGCACACAGCTCGACAGTGCCAAAATTATCTCGAATGAAATATCTTTCTTTAGTGGCCGTATAAACCGACTCAATGTCTTCTTGAAGCATTGAAAAGAAACTAACACCGTCACTGACTTTAGCAGGCAGCTTATAATTACTACCTTTAACAACGCGATAACTAATGCCAGCTGACTTGCACATCGTCGTAAACCTTTGCGTCAATGTCGAAACTGGCCAAACTAACGAATCTTGATTCTTCAGATAGCGCATATTGTCGTATGCCACACAACTAAAAACCTCATCACTAGTGTAGTTAACTTTAAAGATATGACCAAAGAAAATCTTTTGATTGTCCCATTCGAATCGAACTTCATCGCCGTTGTTCGGAACAAAGCCCTCATTAACTTCAAATAAGTCAAAATCAAGCTCACCTGCTGCAAAATTGCCATCTGTTTTTAAAGTGAAATCATCTTTCACTAACTTACGAACATCCCAATAATTTTCTGACTTGCGAGAATGGATTTCAAATTTTGTGAGTGTCATTTAGCTTTCACACTCCCAGCAGTTACCCAGCCACGCCAACCGCCATTCAGCAATGTTACATGGTACGGATATTTACGACCTTTGGCAATGAAATTAATCTTGCGAGTAGCATTACGCTCAGTCACACCTGGTCCGCTACCATATGAGTCTCTGTGCAAACGACCGTTCACAATGACAGTTGACCCAATACCTATCTTTTTCGGTGGTTTCGGCCGTGGCGCCGGTTTCTTTGGTACCACTTTTTGCTTGATCACTGTTTTGATTGCTTTAATTTCATGGTACTCAGTAAGCGCCAGCGTATATGCATATTCGTTAGAATTGCCGTTCTGAAAGCCATATTCAAACGATACAATATTGACTGACAAGTTCATATGCGTACCAGATAAAACTACTCTAACAGGCTTAGAACTATCTTTTGCAGCGTTCAACCAATCAATATACGCCTGAGCAGAACTCAATAATTTTTGAGCTGTACACCACGGTGCTTGTTTGGGATTAACTGGCAAAGTTGACTCTATACTGAGATCTATTGCTTTATTCAATCCCATTCGATTAATCTCACCTAAGCCAAGAATAACAGCCTTTTCGCTGTCTTTCTCTTTTTTGATGAGAAATTCGGCAGGTGCCACTGGCAGCTCGATTGTTTTATTCTTACTGTTTGTTAAATAAACACCCATGTGTTCCAAGTTTCATCATCTCCTTTAGGCAAGTGAAGCATCATGCTTCTGCTTCAAATAAGATTCAATTTTTTCAACAATTGTTTCAGCGTCATCTGGATTAGTATTGCCATTAAAGACAAATGCGCCCTTTTCAACGATGAAACGATTATCAGAATTGCTACTGTTTTGAGATTGTGAGTAAGTTGTTCCACCACCAGGCGTTAAGCCGTCAGGTGTATGAGTTGTAAATCCATCTGTTCCATCTATATCACCGGTGATCCCGATTGATGAATCACTTGGTAATCCCACTAATGCACTCGCAACAGTTCCGACTGCACGGGCAGCGCGATTGAAACCTTTAGCAAGTAAATCACCAGGATTAGAACTCAACAAACTTGACGTATCCAACTGTCCTAACGAAACGCTACTGAATGCATCCGTAACTTTGCCAATCACTTTGCCTGCAGATTGACGAACCGCACGAGCACGATCGATAATACCGCCTGAATAACCTTCCATAGTCCAACGACCGTATTGTTTCATCAAACGAGATGGTGAACCAATCTTCAACTTAGATTTAATCCAATCAACAGCACCACCAATAGCACCAGAAACAGAACTAATGATATTCTTGGCCATACTCTTGACCCCGTTAATAAATCCTTGGATTAAATCACTACCAACAGACACTAACGAATCAGCAAAACCTTCAGCTGCTGAAACGGCACTTTGAATACCACTTGAAACTGCACTGACAACGCCACTCATTGCGCTAGTAATTGCAGAAACAAGCATTGACCCAGCTACAATAAATGCGGTGGCCAAACCCATTACAGCAGCACCTAAAGCCGATAATGCAGCAGCAGTAACGCCAACAGAAGCGGCGACTAGAAGCATGCTGACCGAAACAACAACTAAACCAGCACTTAAAACCATTGCCCCTGCTCCAGCGACAATAGCTGCAACACCGAATAGTGTTAAGCCGGCAGCAAGCAACGTAATTGAAGCTGCTGTCATTAGTGCCATTGGTGCCAGCATTAACATTGACGTGCTCATCATCATTAAACCAATTGCCGCAGTCATAGAATACATACTAACAATTGGCAACGTAGCTGAAAGTAAAAGCATGCCAGCGCTAACGAGTAACGTACTAACCCCTAACAGCATCATACTTGCTGATAACAGTGCCAAACCAACTGTTAGAATAATTACAGCTGCACTCATAACTAATAAACCAGCACCGAGAACAATTGCACTTGCCCCAGCTAAAATCGCCATTGGAGAGAACAACAGCAATGCTCCGGCTAATGCAACAAAACCGGTCGCAGCACTAGTTACAAACATAGAGATAAGCGGCAAGGTTACAGCAATTAGAAGCAATCCAACAGATGCAACAATTAATCCTGCACCAAGCATTAACACTCCAACTGCGGCAACCATAACCGCAACACCTAATGCAGCTAATCCAACAGCTAATACTAAGGCCCCAGCACCTGCAACAATAGCTGCAGGTCCAAAGAGAATCAGAGCTCCAGCCATTGCTAAAAAGCCGACTGCCGCAGTAGTCCCATATTGGGCAATAAGCGGCAATACAACTGCAATCAAAGCTAAACCAGCTGCTGCAATCAATACTGCTGCACCAATAATCACCAATCCGGCCCCAAATGCAATAAGCCCAGCTGAACCAGCTAATAAAGCTGGTCCAAGTAGTACAGTTACTGCTATAAATGCACCAATAACTACGATTAGAGCACCTAATGCAGCAACAGCAGGCCAACCAGCACTAGCTAATTGAGTTGCGGCTTGAACCATGATCCACATACCAGCAGCTGCTAACGCAACAGCTCCAGCAATCATTAATAGTGCACCTGCTGCTTTAAGTAACCCAGTTGCAGAAGAAGCAGCTGCTGCACCATCTGGTAATGGAAGGCTAACTTTTGTTTTACCCAATTTGCCAATTACACCAAGAAAACCACTAACACCACTAGCTACTTTACTTACTGCCTTAAACGCAGCAATTGCAATAGCTAAAGCAGTTAACCCCTTTGCAAGTGAATTAACAGTTGCCGGTGGCATCTTGTTGATAACATTAAGCAGTGTGACAATTCCTGTAACGATTAACCCTTTAGTACCGCCTTTTAAAACAACAATAGCAGCACCCAAAGCAGCCAATGTTGCTGGGTCAAGGTCTCCAATAGCAGTAGCAATTGCACCAATAGCCTTAGCTAAACCGCTGATTGTACTGCCAACTCCAGAGCCTAATGTTTTCAGGAATGCAAACGGATCTTTCTTGCCCGTTGATTTATCCAAGCTTCCCATAGCTGTTTTAATCTGATCAAACATCTTAGTAATTGATTTAGCAGCACCAGAATCAGAAAAACCACCAGAGAAAGATTTCCATCCTTGCTGAATTTTTCCAAAAATAGCAATCGCCTTATCTGCCAAACTATCAAAATTAACTTCTGAAATTTTATCAGTAATACCACTGATGGCCGTAATACCTTTTTGATTAAATTTGTCAAAAGCGTTTCCTAATTTATTAACAACTGTTTCGCGCAAACCATCCATGGCTTGGCCCATCGTTTTATAATGGGTGGCCATATCACTAAAAGCGTCGTTCGTACCAGTCTTTGAAATAGCATCAAAGAAATCCTGGGTTTTAACCTTACCGGCTTGGATATCCTTAATTAATTGGCTTGTGGACTTGTGCATCGATTTAGCAACAGCTGACATGCCGGCAGGAGTTTGTTGTAGCATGAGCTTAAAATCTGCCCACTGAACTTTCGGCAATGCAGCCATTTGTGTGGCTTGTTGGCTCAACGTCTTCATTGCTTGAGCAGGATCTTCAGAAGCAGCAGCTAATCCACCAAAACCTTTTACCAGTTGTGTAGTATTTTTTGTGCCGACTGCAGCTAATTGAGCGTATGTCGACGACATATCAGACGCAGAATAAATTGTCGCCTGGGCATATCCTTGCAAATCCTTTTTAACCGCAGCAATTTCCGCCTTGCTCTTACCCATATTGGTCATATTCCCGTTAAATGTTGACCAAACTGCAGCAGACTCACTAAGATCAGATATTAATCCAGTTAATTCATTTTTAATTGCACCAATTCCATTTGAGACAGCCCCACTAATCAAGTTAGCGCTAAACACCGATTTAAACATGCTACCAGTTTCTGACAGTTTGCCCTTGACGCTGTCTAAGCCTTGGTTAATTGCTTGGCCAAACTTAGGTACTTTCGCATTGTTGAGTCCTTGGTTAAACCTTTCAAACGTTGAATTTGATTTATTCAGGCCACTATCTAACTTAGTTAAAGTTGATGAGAACTTGTCCTGAATTTCAATTGATGATCGAATTGTAGCCATAAATTACCTCCTTTCTAGGTTAAAGAAAAAAGCAGCGCTAGTGTTTTACACGACTAGCTGCTGCTTTAGCTTTCTTTTCTTGTCTATTTTCTTCTTCAACCCGCAAATCAATTCCGGCAATAATTATGGCTTTTTCCCGACGTGGTAGTTCGGCCCACTGACTTGGCAATAAATGAAAATTATTCATTGCAAAAAAATAATAGGTGAAGTCATTACCCTCGCCGGCATCAATTAGTTTTTTACATCTTGTACCAATTCGTCCTCAGTTTCAGTTTCAAAACCGCTAATTTCTTGTACCTTTTCACCAAGCTCTGCATATTCACCAACAAGTAACATTGCACGTAATGTTTCAATTGGCTTGCCTGGAGTACCATAAGACATTTGTAAGTCAGAATTATTAAGATCTGGCGTAACAACTGCTGCTTTAATCAGTCCATCTGAATATGCACTGGTGTCAACTTGTTGTGTAATAGTACCAGTCTGCTTATTATTAATCCGTTTAGTGCATGCCTTACGAATATTATCTGCTTCTGCTTGAGATACAGGTTTAATAACAAAAGGAGCGTTAAAACGATCGAATTTAACCTCAATAGTTTTTGGTTCTACTACGTTTTGTGATAAAAATGCTTCAACTGATGTTGCCATGATTTTTCCTCCAGAATTTAATTAATTATTGAATGCCTTTAAATGGTGTTACAAGTTGTACATCTTCAAATGTGAAGTCTGTTTCCCATTCCAGCGTGCCATCGTCTGCTTCAAGGTCAATAATTGGAATATCATCCAAGTTAACATCGCTTAATAAGACCGTTTGGGAGCCCACTGAGCTTGTTGCGTCATTAATGGTTGCATTGATGCTGAAATATAAATCAGCGCCACCACGCAAGTAATCTAGGCCGTATTTCATCCAATTAGAATTAATAACATAACCAGATAAACTACCAGTGCCCTTCATTGAGGTTGTCTTGTTACCAGTCATACGACGACCAATTACTTGAATTTCCTCTTTGTTCTTTTCAATCTTTGCTGACAATTCCTTAATTTCAAACATTGGAATGTTTTGGCCTTTAATCGTTGCAAAGACAACGGCTTCCTTAGAGGAAATTGTGTCTTTTGCATTCAAAAATTTTGCAGTATTTGAATCTGCCATTTTGTTCTAACCTCCTTAGATAGTCACCGTCATGTAAAGTTTCTCCATTGCATCAAGCGGTTGAACTGCTAAGTCAACAATTACTTGATCCAATTCAGCTCCTGGATTAACAGTAATATCTTCACCATCGAACTGTTGAATTGCGCCAGAGTTAACTAATGAAGTCAAATATTCAATTCGATTAGCTTTGAATAAATCACGACCGGCTGCATCGTTGTTTACTTTTCCAATAAAACTAGCTTCGAATGTATCTTTAGTGTTTTGGGCAATATCGTCGAGTACACGCATTACGCGATTCTTAGATAATGATTTGCTCTTATTAGCTGAGTAAGTGTGTAAAGAATTAATATCTTCTTCAATCACAACTGAGCCAGAGCGCAGAGCAGTGAATAATAATTTACCGTTTGTCAAAGCAGAGATTGTATCATCATTGCTTAAACGGCCATTAACAGCAGTTGCACCAGGATATTGAGCATAAGTTAATGACTGATTAACGGCCGCAGCAGCCTCGGCTCCTGCAACATAACCAGTTGCGATGCTTGCGCTTAATACTTCACCATCTGATAATTCAACACCGTTGGCTACAACGATTACACCTTCATAATCAGCACCAGTTTGACCGCTAGGAATTACCGCAATAATTTTTTGACCAAAATCTTCTCGTAATCGCTGAACAGTAGCAACTAATAATTGATGAATTGGCGCATCTTTATCGTTACCAGCAGCTGTAACAGTGTTAAACTGTTCGATTTCCATTGCACTAATTAATGCATCAGTATCGACCTGGGCTGATGTGTCAGTAGTGCCACCAGCCAAAGATTTTGTAATGCTTGCTGTTAAAGCATCGAGCAATGTTTTGCCATCATCTTCTGTTGGTACAATTTCTACATCGATGTAATCATTACTTTCTAATTGACTAGCACCAATCACAATTTGCTGATCGACTTGCTCAGTACCAAAATATGTTGTTACAACAGTTTGAGAAATATCAGCAGCATTTTTAGCAACACTGATGCGAATATTGTTACCAACAGTTCCTGGATATTTTGCCGTAAACTTCCATGGCAATGCTTCATCGGCATAAGTTGCCTCAGCACCAGAATTGATGTTGTAATAAAGTACCGTCAATGCTGCTTTTAGCGTTTCACGTAAAGCCATTAATTGATCTGAAGCATCATCGGCATAAATGTCATGACCAAGCAATTTTTTAAAATCACTACCAGCATTCAGCTTAATGACACCGTCAGGACCCCAACCTAGCGTATTTCCGCCAACAAAAAAGACCACTCCACGAGTAGTCTCTACACTGCCAACGCTCTTTTGTGGAGCATTGACGTTAATATAAGCACCTGGGCGCTTTTTTGAATAGCCTGTATAAGTTCCACCAGCCATATTAGAACAGACCTCCTTTTAATTTTGTCACTGCAGACTTAGCTTCAGTGACCGTATATGTCCTGCCTGGATTCAGCGCAACTTCGAGCAAGTCACGCTGACTACCGGTTAAATTAGTTGCAGACAGCAATTCGTCTTTTGTAAAGACTGGTTGCTGTGCTGCTTTTTTATTTGTTCTCTTTTTTGTCACTTTAAACCTCCATTGAAATCTAAGGTTGACTGCTTAGGCTCATTGTTGTTACCAGGTTTCACTCTAAACTCCGTATCAAAAGTACATTTAACAGTTTCATCTTCAATATGAATATCAAGATTAAGAACATGCGAGTAATTGTCGTCAATCTTTTCAAAATAAGCTGCTAACTCCTCAGAAACTTTGTCTAATTGTTGATTGATGTGGTCATCATCTGGGAAATAAACAATTTGATAACTGTATTTCCGTAACTGATAACCAAAATATTGTTTGTCGACATGTAAATTTACTCGATGAACGTAAAAGGACGGGACATTAAAGCCGCTCGCTTTGTTCTCTCGATAAATTGTTATGCCCGGCCAATGATCAGCAATTGTTTTGCCAATTAATTCCGTTACATCTTCCAAAATTACATACCTCCAAAAATATCTTGGATTGCTTTGTCCATATCATCTTCCAGATTGGAATTAACAATCTTTTCAGTTTCATCGAGTGCTTTTTTGAACATAAAAACACCGTCAACCCAAGATGCTACCAACCTTTTTCCAATGGCCGGAACATATCTTCCTGGAGTTTGACGGTGCCCTTCTTCAACGAAGGACGCATATTCAACATTGTTAAATATTTCGACTAAGAATCTATTACCTTGCTTCTTTGCAGGATCATGACCCCAGCCACGGCGCAAATCACCGCTCTTTGTTGGTGTCTTTGCCTTAGCAGATTTGATAACATAACCAGCTGCTTGTCCTAATGATTTCTCAATTCTTTGATCGAATTCATTACCCTCAACAGTCTGATGAACCTTATCTGCAAATTCAGTGAATTGATCGTAATCAATTTTGCCAAGTCCCATAGCTAAGCCTTCTCATCAAATAACAAGCCAACTTCTTGATGGCTTTGATAAACATATCCACGAGTTGATTGCTTATATCTAGTTTCATGATCATGAATATCAGTCGCGATCACGTCACAACCAGCAGGAATCTGAACATCAGTATCGATGATTAAAATTGCGTCATATTTATCAGGCAAAAATTCTTTCTGATCCTTTGTTGAAAGGCCTGATTTAGAAATCTTGGCCGGATAATCAGTTAATAATTTCTCCTCAACATCGTCGTCAGTGAACACACCATCTTTCTTTGGTGTATGGCTAATAACTGTGACTTTGACGTTGTAAAGCGTTGCTAACGCCTGGGACATTTTTTGATAAGCTTTGCTAAGTTTCATCGGGCCACCGTCCTAAAAGAGTTAAGAACAACTAAAGAGTTAGATGTAATTGTAGTACCTGAATTTAGCGTTGTATAGGCCGTTAACGGATTCATAAACGTAACAGACGTATCACCCTCGCTAACATTTGTAACGTCACCACCATCGCCATTTATGACAGATAAAAGACCATTTTCAGCTATTGCCGTCAAGCAAAGACTAATGATCGTATTATCAATCTGCTCCGGCAATACATCGACTGGAATATGCACATACACTGATACATCATCAAATACTTTATTCAGAGTGAAATCAATAATTAATTGATATTCTTCTTCAGATTGTCCTTCTTGTTTAGGGCTTAACGCCTTCAACTTTTCAAGAATTTCGTCATAACGTGGATTCTTAATCATCAAAACCACCTGTTTCGTTTATTTCGTTTTCTTTGCTGCGGTTGTTTTTTCTTCAACCTTGGTTTCTTCGGCCTGAGTTTCTTCAACCTTGGTTTCTACTTTAAGTTTTGCAGCTTGTTACTCGGTATCCGGTGGTGTTGCAGGTGTCTTATCGGTAACAACAAACTCAATACCCTTTGTTTTAGTCTTGAGCAATAACACATCATCATAAGATTGTTCGTAATACAACCAGTTACCAGAATTAGAAGCAGTTGGTTCATCAAATCCAACGAAACTATATTTTTGCGGTGCAATTTGGACACCGTTGTAAATCAAGAACATTTGAATTTGTTTAGAATCGTCAAGTAATTCTGATCCGGTTGTAAAATCAAAAGCAGTTTGCATTAAATCAGATGGAACAACATTAATTGTTACATCATCTAAGCTATAAATTGTACGTTGAATTGTACCGTTGCCGGTTAAGACCATTTGGCGATTCATGGCTTCAGCACGTTTTAAGACAGCATTCATCTTTGGTGTGATATACAAGAAGCGATTTGAACTAGGAATTCGCTGTTCATCAAAGTTAACCATCATTGTGTCGAATGCGATTAAAATATTCTTTTCATCGAGTGTATCTGTGTTAATACCACCATCATTAGCTGCTTGCTTTTCAGAATATAACGAACTGAACATTTGACGGTCCATTTCAGGCATCTTTTCATCAAGATTAAATTGTTTAGTAATATTCGCGATAGAAATGACCATATTAGATTCATCAACATCACTTGGATCAACCAAAGTAGACCAGTAACGTTCATTCTTTAATTCGTATGAATCCCAGTCATTGCTGTAATTAGCAGCTGGAGTTGTGATTGAACGACGTGTACGAGTCTTACGACCTTCATCAATTGTTAAACGAGGAACCTTAATGTGCTTAGCTCCATCAAATTTAATAATGTTGTTTGATGGAGAATTCCATAATGCTTGTGAGTACAAGTGTCCATCATAGAATGCTTGTTGAAGTGCTTGCTGATATGAATCAGCGTAATTAATAGTTGCCATAAATAATTACATCTCCTTATTATTTTGTAAAAGCATCGATCATGGCTTGTGTGGAATCTTTTGGAGCTGGATCACCAGAGTTAGGGTTGTAATTGGTTTTTGAACCTTTATCGAACAAGTAAGCATCTGATTTCTGAATAGACTCAAGCTGATCATCTAGGCCCTCAAGTTTTCCATCATCATTAAGCTTAATTTTGTCCATATCTAACAGGCCTTTTAGTGTCTTCGGATTACGAACTTTGGCAGCTGTGAGTGCCGTACCAAGAGCAGAATCTAGCTTTGTTTGTGACAACTTGCCTTGAGCATCTTCAAGCTGTTTAGTTAATTCATCAACAGAGGAAGCCTTCTTATTCAAGCTCTTTACCTGATTATTTGCATTTGATAATTCAGTATTGAGTGAAGTGTTAGACTCAGTTAATTCATTAATTTTTGTAGTTAATTCCGTAATCTTATCAGGCATGCCCTTATATTGATTAATAGACTTGCCATAATCTTTTAAGACGCTGTTTGTCTGTTCTTCTGTCAATCCAAGCTCTGTCAAACTTTCACGAGTTAATGCCATAATATTTTCCTTTCCGTCCTAACACGATTTTTTACGTGGTGCGACCACGACAGGACAATAAAAATAGACCTTTTAACGACTTGTCCAGGTCGAATTTTGGATATAAAAATAGCACTCACCATAATTGATGAATGCTTGTTAGGTTAATTTAATTGTTTTTACTTCATTACCCTCAAAAGTGAAGCTATAAATATCAGTCGTCATAACGAAATAATAATCAGAATGCTCATCATCTGGCTCATCAACGACGTCAATAAAGCCACGCTCTACTTGACCATCTTTAAACCTAACCTCGACATTTTGGTGCAAATATTTTTTTCGGTAATCCAAACCATCTTTCATAGTTTCACCTCCTAATCTAAATCTGGAAATACATGAGTGCCTTTTTTGCCATACGCAATTCTGAAACTTTTAACATGAACTAATTGACCGTTGGCATCATGAACCCAGCCTACGTATTTATTAGTGTGATGGAATTCAAAATTACGTTGCCATTTATCTTTTCGGTTCAGCTTAATTATACCATTGCCAGCATGCTGATTAACAAGATTTTGAACGTCTATCCCGTCATCAAAAAAACTTTTACCTTCAACATAAGAAGAACTATGGATATCATGTTTCTTTTGAAGGTTCTGATTTAATTCAAGCGGAAATTCACCAGATTTAATTCTATTCTTAACTGACTGTATTACTTCGTTTCTAGCCTTTTCAGCAGCTTGCTCAAGCTTTTTATTGCGATCCCTTTTCCAATCGTCAAAGCTAACATTATCAACTAAACGCCCTTTTCCATCCTCACCACGTTCCCAGCGTTTTCCAACAGGCGGATAGCCAGGGACAACCGCAGTTGTTGTGCAACGACACCAGGGATGGATTGGGGGATAATTCTCGCCGTCCCGTTTGTCAGACATCCTGAATTCTCTGCCATCTAAGTGGCCACAGACATCACAAGTATGGCTTTCGAGTGTAGCCATATATTCGTATTTCTTAATGCTATCATCTTCGTACGATTGAAATGTTGCTGTTTCAGTAACGTGAGCCATTTCAGTATGAACCAAACGATGCCAGTCAACTTTTTTGAAATTAGCATATCTTTCAGCGAGTTGTTTGGCCATCTTTTTTGAACCATAGCCCAAAACAATACTTTCAGAAATTGATGAGGTTAAAACATTGGGTAGATTAGAATGAAGGTCTTTCCAAATGCGTTGGCTAAAATTCTGATTCTTATACCAGGGCTTTTGAACTGCTAGTTGAATTTGTTTCTGATTGTAGCGAGAAAAGTTAGCATTAATTCCAGTTACACTTTCGTTCAAGTACGAGGTATGAAGATAAGTATTATCAAAGTTAGCCTCAAGTTCATCACCAAATCCTGCTTGGAATTGAGGAATCACTGGCGCAATTTGTTTAGCCAATTGAATTTGTAGTTGTTGTAGCCTAGCTACTTGGGATTTGATATAAACGAGGTCAAGTTCTTGATCGTATCCACCTTGTTTAGCTTTCCTGATGAAATCATCAAGCTTCATTTCCCAAGTCTCGCCTTTAGCAGATTTTAGGATTTGCGCTGCGGTATTGAAATCAGTACCGCTGGTTTTAGCATATCGCTTATACCATTTAACTAGTTGCTGATTAATCGTGCTATAAATATGATCCATTTGTTTGATAGACTCAGCTTCATAAAGCGCCGATTGACGTTCAGCAGCTTGCTTAGTTTGGAGATAGCGGTTCTGCCAGTAGTCACGATTATTCATCGTCATCTACCTGCTCATCATCTTTACCCTTATCTTCATCGATGGGCGGTTGCGGTACAAAAGGATCAGGTCGCTTAGCTTCATCGTCAGCTTCTTGTTCCAATTGTTTTAGTTCATCCTTCCAATCTTCAACAAGCGGATTAGTCTTAGCGATAGTTGTTTTTGAAGTATAGTCAGCTAATTTGCTAACCTCATCAGCTTTTTCAACGTCATTTTGAATTGAAGCCCGTTTCCAGGTTTGAGTGATTGTTAAATCTTGACTGGCTCCTAGTTCATTCAAAATGATTCGAACTAGTTCAGCAACACCATTTCTGAACCAAGCCTCAACCGTATGGCCTTTTAATTCCAAATTGGCATACATCATCTTGAGTGCAACACCGGAACTATTACCATTCCCCAAGTCTAGCTTGTTAGGATTAACACCTTGGCCAAACGTAAAGATGTCATCAAATGTCAGCTCAAGAACTGTCTTACGAGCTTCAACAGGAATATCAATCGTTAATGTGCTTAGTCCAGATTTGTCTTCTGGCATCGCCGAATCCATCTTAACAGCATGTTTCTCTCGTAAGTTTTTCATAAACTCGTCAAGATTAACGCCGCCATAATTTGTTAATACTAGGATAACTTGCTGAACGTCTGCAACATCATTAGCGAATCCATTGTAAACTTGGTCGTAAATATCGATATAACCTTTGTATTTATCCAAGTCCGGCTTACTAAATTTATTATTGTAAAACGGAATAAATGGAACAACGCCAAAATCGTGATTAACTGTTGCAGTATGGCCAGTCACTTCACTGGTTGCAACATCAATGACTGCAAATTTCTTTAGCTCTTCCAAGTCCTCATAATCACTCTTGGTGGACTTATAGACTGTCCCTGACTTATTATCCCAGTACTCTGTTGCAGTGAACTGCTTGCCTGTTTCTGGGTCAATTTCAGCATAAGTACGGCGAACCGCGAGCAACGTCTTGTCAGTGTCTCCAGAATATAACGGTGTAATCTGGTCAGGTGGAATAACTGCAAATCGTAAGTGTCCATCTTTCCGATCGTGCCAGACATGAAGCCAGCCAATTCCAGCATTTGAACTATCAACGACTAATTGATTTAATATCGATGCAAAATCATCACCTAGGGCTTTCTGAATCTGCTCGTTAAGCTCATCGTCACCAACATCAATGGCAGGTGCTACTGAAGCAACATAATCGGCTTTCTGGTCAACCAAGATTTGATGAAAGTTAGCACTAACTCGATTATCAGCATGTCGAAGTGGGTTGTTCTTATCTTCCTTAGCCTCGATTTCAGTCTTTGAAACTCCCTCATTCTTAAGAGTGATGTCGTTTTGATTAAAGTAATAACGCTTGCTGATTTCATATTGTTTTTGAAACTTTAATCTTCGCCCATCAGTATTCTTGATGAATTGAATCATCTGTTTAATATCCATTAATTATTTAGCACCTCTTTTCATATCGTACTGTACGCCATATCTTGCAGCGTCAATCGTATGATCATTACCATCAGGAAATCCGGATTTAAAGTTATCATTGTTGTCTCGTGCCAATTCATAGCCACTAAACTCACGAGCGGCATTAGGGCAAGTAACAGGATCAATAATGATTTCGCGTAAATCTTGTAGCCATTTCATACTATATTCACGACTGCCAGGTCCTTTACGTGCACCAATTAGGTTAAGACCAGCATCATGAAACGTGTATACAGTCCGCGGTTCAGCAGAATCGGCAAGTATTAATTCATTGTTAGGGTTAAAAGCTCTTAGTGCCTGGATTGCATTCGAATTACTCATGCCAACTTGATAAATTTCACGGTAAATAAAAAGCCGATGATAGGTCGGCTGATAATTCATCTCTACATAAGCTAATGGATCATGAGCAAAGCCAAAGTCCAATCCACGTCTAACATGATCAAATCCAGCACGTTCATCTGCGGTAATCTCTCTTAAGGTCAAATTATTAAACACTTCTGCACCAGTCCCTGTAACTTCACCTAAATACTCATGCTTGTAGGCTTTGATATTGTCTTTCTTTAATTGTTCAGCATCAGCTAAGAAACCTTTGCCAAGCCATTTCTTTGGAACAGTTAAGTAATCAGAACTATGAACCAAAGTATCAGGCCGCAAGCCTTCTTGAACAACAGCTTGATTAACCCAATTGTTCTGGCTTGCAGGTGGGTTAAATGAATAGAATGTTGTAATGTCATCGCCACCACGATTTAATGACTGATTCACGTTACGAATCTCTCTTAAGCCATTGAAGTCATCACATTCTTCATAATGAATGAACTTAGTATAGCCACGTCTAAACTTTTGCGACTTAATCTTCTTTGGAGTATCGACACCCTTAAAACGAATTTGTTGACCAGTCGGTAAATACGTAAGCTGCATAGGACTCACAGAAGCGTGCCAGACATCGTCTGCCCCCAATGCATCAATTGCCCATAGATATTGGTCAAATGCCGTCTCACGCAACGTACTAGCGTATTTACGTAAAACAACAGCATTAGCATCCTTATCGACCATAACCCCAAACACGATAGTTAAAGAGATAAAACTAGACTTAGTGGACCCACGACCACCACGACACCAGTAATTTGAGTGACGTCTTTTATAAACGTCCCAGAATAGTTGATAGAAAGATGGGGCCAATACTTCAGTTAATTTAACCATCTGGCTCAATCTCTCCTTTGTCTGGAATATCAATCACAACGTTTATAGGCTCACCTTCACCAGATTGTTTCATAGATTTGGCACGTGTCTCTGCAATATCTGCTTCAGCGTTAGCACGACGTAAATCAGCAGCTTGTAAATCTTTATCAACAAGGCCTTTATCTAAGATATAAGAAGCGGCATTATATCGAACCATTTCAGATTTCGCACCAAGCAAGTCGCTCAAAGTCATAACAGCTTTTGCCGCCAAATCTCGAAGCATAAAACGATTGTACTCATCTTGACCTTGACGAAAATCTTCACGTCTTTTCCAAACAGAAACAGTTGCTGAATTTACATTTAATTGTTCTGCAATTTCTGTTTGCTTAAAATTGCCCGAAAATAGTAACGCAATAGCTGTTTGCTGTTTTTGTGGCAGCGAGTTAAAAGTGCTCAAACTTTCGATTTTCTTAGATTTCACATAAACCACCACACCTCCAATTTAGGGTATAAAAAAAGACGCCGGAGCGCCCTATTAAAAATAATTATATATCCTTAGTTTGCTTTTCTTCTCCCTCACTTCCAAAGATTAATGCTATTGATAGAATTGAGGTTTGAAGTGAGTATGTTATAAATACAATGGTAATAAATCCCCAGACATAGTAAAGAACCAAGATGAATATTGATTCATAATTAATTAAAACTTGAAGCATAATTGACATTATCAACGAGGAGAAGGCCGACAGTAATGAAAATAATAATTGATTTGGTAAGCTTTTATTATACTTTGACTGTCGTAGTAAAACCATAAACTTACTACGCTGCATAGATACAATGATTCCATAGAATGCTGAATAAAAGCCAATAACGATTGATCCAAAAGAAATGATTGAACCGAGTACTTCATCAAATGACTTAATATTAAAACAATCCAGATTATATTTTTCTTTTAAACAAACAAGACCTGCTGTTGCTATCGAGCCAAGTAAATACGGTAAAAAAATATATAAATGATTTTTTACCCAGTCCCATTTCCCTTCACGCACTCTTATCATCTCCTAAAAAACTAGCTAAGGTTTTTTATAACTAGTTCTCTATATCCACCCTTACGTTTATATTGATCAACAATGTCGTTTTTTACTGCTTCTGGGTTAAGGTGAATTTTTCTTGTGACGTTGTCTTTAATCTTCGTAGTACTAAATGTTCTATATAAAAGCAAGCGTCCGTTAATTAAATCAAATGTTTCAACGGGTGCGTCACCCTCTTTACCCGTAACGAGCGCTTTAGAAAATAAGCTTTTATCATCTTTTATCATTTGAACAGTTTGAAGAACACTGTTCTTTTTTAATTCCTTTTTATTTTTACCTTTTCCAGCACTTATCGTTATAGTTACCTCTTCACCATCAAATTGGTCAAATATTCCACTAAAAATTCCTGTCACTTTCTTAACTGGTCCAGTTAAGGGATTCTTAATAGCACTAGCAGCTCTTAACGTCAATTTGTTAAATTGATCTGTACGCTTTACTTTAGAAAAAGTTTCTTTATTTTTTACAAATTCTATATCTAATTCAATCTCTTTTTCATCATGCACCTTTGAGTACATTTTTTCTAAATACTTGCCGACACCCTTTATAGATAAACTGTGTGAATTTCTTTGAATTACTATCACGTTTGCAGAAGTATCGAATAAACAGTTAATATCCTCTGCGATAAATTCGTCACTTCCCAAATCAATATCGTTCAATTCATTATCCGTAGATTTTGTTGATGCAATTCCCTCGTCTCTGAGTCTAGTCATATGAAAGTATACTAAAAAGTCATCTATTATTTCATAATTATCTAGTCGAGCACCGTTTCCAAAATAAGTCATTTCACGATCTTTAATAGGAAGGTTATAGATTTCATTCAACAAATCATTGATGTTACAAACTGAACCATCTTCATGATCAATAAATTGATAAAAATCAAACCTTACTTTTGCTGTTTTTGATACCACGAATTTCATCTCCAATAAGTTATTATCTGCACTATAATTAAACAATAAAAAAAGTGGGTTGTATACCCACTTTCTGCAGATAAAACTTATTGGACTATTGTTACTTTGTATTTAAAACAACAATAAAACTTTCTCAAATTATTCTTTGAGAATTGCACGCAACGGAATCGAACCGTTATTTAACACCAGCCGTGCAAGTCTAATGTTGGCCGACAACTTTAGACTGATTTGCGTTAGTGAGCAAGTTTTCCGCCCTAGCTCACTCCTTGTTCTTTGCAAATTATTACTTTATTAATATAACTCATTTATTTGGTCAATGACTGACTAAAAACTGACAATTTACTGACAAAAAACTGACACATTTTAGGCATTTTGGAAAAGCGAGCCATTCATGTACGATTCAGCAAACTCTCGTAAGGCTTTGTTCTTTAAACGATAATACTGCCGTTCATCAAGGTTCATCGAATATGCAACCATAATGTCATTGGGTTCTTCTACGTCAAAATAACGATCAATCAGTAAATGACGTTCATCAGTTTTTAGCCACGAGATTGCACGCAATATTTCTTGCAATTCACTCTCAGCATCGAGTCGATTAACAATTTGATCTTCAGCCTTATTTGAATATGATGAAGATCTTGGCATACCGCTCATGACTGGTGATTGTAAATCAGATAATCGCTTACCAGCAATTCGCATTAACCTTAAACACTGTTTTAATTTCTGATCTGCTAATTGTTCGACTTCATTCCTCACACCGCCAGCCCCCATGTTATAATAGTTATGGATGAATAACATTGGGCTGCCAGTGATGGTGGTCTTTTTTTGTGCCTAATAATTTGTAGCTTCAATCCAAGAATAGTTGAAGTCAGTTTTATGAAGTGGTTCTTTATCGTTCAGCGGCTTAGTTACGCCCTGCGCAATCGTTTTGAATTCATGGGCCAATATTACTACTGCCTCAACAGGAACGCCGTATCGAGCGGCAAACAGCCTAAAACGAAGCTTATTTCCTTGGTCAATACCATAAACCCCAAAGCTATTTTTAACGTCGTAAACGTGAATCATTTGGCCATACTCATCATAGATAACGAAGTCCGGTTTATAGCTAATTGCTGATATTTTGGTTTTTTTCGTTCCTGGTATCTGAGTTAATTCTTGGAGTAGATAAGATGGATGAACTTCAAATCTATAACCGCAGTTCTTAACGAACTTGCGATAGAATTGCTCTTCTTTTTCTGAATCAAATACATACCCATCACGATTAATTTTATTGCCGTGTTTGTTGATTGCTGTTGGAGATCTTTTAATCATCGGCCTCAGTCTCACTTTCAACTTCATAAAAGAACGAGGGATCTTCAACAGTCTGATATTCCAAATTGCTGTTGTCATACTCAATTAATATGACAGATCTTTTCAAGTCATCAGACCGTTTACTTAGATATAAAGACTTAATCTGACCAATTCCAACACAGAATTCCCAATCTTTAGATCTAACGCTCATCAACTTATAAGATGGCTTCTTGCTGCTCTCTTTGACCTTTCTGTTTTGGATATAATGATCAGCAATATCGGTAGCAATATAGCCTAAGTAACCCAGACAGACAATTAAAACGCCAAAGAACAATAAAATTAAGTTGAGCGTATAATTCCACGCCACAAGGACCATAGCAATACCAACAATCACTAAAACCAACCAGGTAATTTCTAATCCCTTATATGTTTTTTCGTTCATTACTTAACCTCCCTGATTTTAATATTGCGAATATGCTTGGCGTTCGTTCCGACTTGGCCAACTTGTAACCAATTGTTGTCGTCAATAAATGGCCGTTCCTTTTGCTGAACTTTATGAGTGATTAACATATCGTCCTCATCAATATAGGTAACAACCCAATTAGTAACTTTTTCCATTTTTACACCTACTTCGGAATACTTGGCTTGGCCGAGTAATTTTCTCTAAATACATCGCTAAGACGGCGTCCACACATTGGACAATAATAAATTTCAACGTCATCAAAATCCGAGTCATGATTGATGCCTAGCATCGCACAGTCCCTTTTTGAAAAAGTTGCTCTCGTAATTTTGACAGTAAACTCATCTCTGCCCTCTGCTAGAATTGGATAACTATCATATCTTTCTTTAATGTCACAATATTTACACACTGTTAATCCACCTCTTCTAAATCAATCGCATAACCATAAGCAATCGTTTCGTTAAATTCTTCAATTCTTGCTAATAAGTCAGCGCAATCAGTCTGATTTAATTTCAAAACTTGATTAAGCTGGTAATTTGTAAGGAAATGAGAATTAAAACTATCCAGCCAACCTTGTTCAATCGCGGTAATTTTAAATTTCTTAATCATAAATCTTCAACCTCCACATTAATCGATTCAAATCTATACCAACCCTCGTCAATACGATCATTATGCTCATCGCAGAATTCTTGAGCAGCTTGTGGCGTTGAAAATCCTGTGATAATGAATACTTCGTCATAACACTGCCAATACACTACATAAACGTTCATTGCTTATTCCTCCATCAACTTCCAAACAATTATCAGCACAAAAATGAAGACAATAATCAGCGCAACAAGGGGCAACCAGTCGCTGAAAAATAACGTTGTGATCAAAATTATGATGCTGATAAAAGCGGCAATAATATCGAACAATTACACACCCTCCATTAAAGGTGGCAACCAATACCAACCGCGTGCGCAAACAATTTCAAAATGATCATCTGGATAATTATCTCTAAATTGATTCAGTGCGCCTTTAGCTGATGCCTTATGGCCATAGTAGTTACTAACGATCTGAATATCGTTGTATTCGCTAACTGAAGCTACTGCGTAAACAACTGGAGTATCACCTGCTATTTTCATAATTAGCCACCTCGTTGCATTTTGGACACGGCTTAGTTATTAACATTCCCCAAAGCGGGTCCCAATCACGAATTACCTTTTCGTTCTTACATAAATCACACATTAAAATTAGTCCTTTCTTGTTAAATTGAGCCTTTTCGATAGTCAGCTAGATCAGACATTACAAGTGAGTTGCCATCAAGATGATATAAGAGCCGTGACAACGTTCTGTTTCCGTAGGTATCTTTAATCTCCCTACCACTTAGATTCGTTGTAACAATCAGATTTTTGTCTTCTCGTAGCCGCATTACCTTATCCAGCTGATCAATGTTGTGCTCAGTCCCACGCTCTGCGCCTAGATCATCGAGAACCACTAAATCAGCACGTTCTAGCTCTCGATTAAGGTCAGTGATCAAGTCTTTAATATCCGTCTTTTCATAGCTTTCCTTGATTTTGTTAATATATTCTTGAAAGTCTATGAAGATAGCGCGGTAGTTGTAGCGATTTAACATCATGCACTGCCAAATAATTGAACTGGCCAAGTGAGTCTTGCCAACACCAGTTGGACCGGTCAGCAAAACATGCTGCGGTGCTCGTCTGACTAACTTGTCAGAAACATTTTTTGCAAACTCTAATGCATGTTTCTGACCATCACCTTGGGCTTTAAAGTTCTTCAGCCTGGCAATCTGTGGCAGCTTCGTTGTCATGATCGAATACGCACCGTAATAGGCAATCGCTGTATTCTTATCCGATCGAAATTTGAACTCAGCTAAAGTTTCCTCTTCAGACTTACCCTTTGGTGTTCCTGGTTCTTGGTATAGGCAATTCATACAGCGCCCACCTTTGAAGTCTTCACCCCTGCGTTTTGGCCGCCACATATCTGAGCCACACTCTGGACATTTACGATAAGGTTCATATAAGGCTTTAAGCAGTTTGTCCATACCATCAGCCATTGTTTCCATCTAGTTCACCTCGATTTAAAACGGTAGATCATCGTACTGATCATCATTCTGTTCAAAATTCTGAAACTGTTTAGGTTTCCGTGCTGTTCCTTTAGCACCATGAGCTAACTTAGATTGCTGATATTGATTTTCCTCAGCCTCAATAACAGCAACTGAATTTAGATTTTTATCTAACCAAGGCTTCAAGATACCTTCTACATAACCGAAACTGCGTTTGTTTCTTGAAACGGCAATTTCAATTGCCTTGATGATGATCTTGTTTGCTTCATCGTTAGAAGCTCCAAGTTGTTCAAAGTCACTAATTCGATCGTTCATTTTCTCTAAAGTAATCGGTGCAAGAAAACCAATGTTGTTTTGGAATGAATTCACGGCCGAATTATTTCCAGTAGTAGTAGAAGATTTCTTTTCATTCTTTAAATTCTTATCATTCTTGTATGTGGACACTTGATGGACAGTTGATGGACGTTCGATGGACAAGTGCTGGTCATCACTCTGATACTCACCCCAGTTAGATATTGATATGACGCTGTATTTGGTGGTTGATTTGATGGACAACATTTGCTCACTTTCGAAAAGTTTTATCCATCTCCATAGCTGTCGTCCGGACACACGCTGGACAGGTTTAACACCATAGTTGAACTCAGATGCTAGTGCGTCGCGCCCCGTGACCATTTGACCGCTGGACAAGTCCAATTGCTGACCATTAAACAAGAATCTTCTCGGCTCATGACTTGCCTTCATTAGAAGTAACAGCCAAAGTTTTAACTGATTTGCGTCAGTCCAAACGAAAGACTGGCGCATTTTTCTATAAAGTTTGATCCAGCCTCCGTCTGCCAATTAATTGATTCCTCCTACCAGGCGTTGTAAACTTCGCCAGTGCTCTCGCAAAGGAAATCACCTTCACCAATGTACATTGCATCTTTTTTCCCACATGCTAGGCATATTTCATATAACTCATCATAGTTATCTTTTTTGTCTTTCATTTCGTCACCTACTTACTGTTTAAAGCTTCATCGATACTAGAAAAATCCATTTGTTCAGATGAATTATTTCCATCTGTTTCAGGTTCAACGATTTGAGCATCTTGGCCGGTTGGATCAATTAAATCTTCCGGAATATCATCTGGTGTGACATCGCGAAGAACTGTTCCATCCTCGTCAACGTCCTTGATCTCAGATTCATCTGCAGTAATAGCTTGCTGCATTTCGATTGACAAGATACCCCATTTGCTTAATAGATTACGGAGAACAGTTTTAGTAGCCATGGCATCATAGTTATCTTTCCAAACGCCTGTTAATGCACGCTTATCTTTGGCCTTATTGAATTTAACTCGATGATCTTCCATCTCGTCTTTAGTCCAGTAAACGGTCTTTTTGAAGCCGTTAATCAGCTCAAAATAGCCAAGATAACCAACAACATCATTGGATTTACGGGTACCTTTGTCGTAACGTTCAGTGAATCTATCCCAATTCTCAATCTCGCCTTCATAAACTGGTCCTGCATTAATACTTAAATATTGCCCAGTTCTCAAAGCTAATTGAATGTATCCTTTATAACCAAGCTGGAATTGTGCATATTGTTTGAATTGATGATTTCTATCTTTGAACGGAACAATCCATGCGTATCCAAGATTTTTGTCTACCGGTAAATCCAACGTTGCTGCAACCATAGCTGAAGTTACAATCGACATCGCATTACTCTGTGCCAGATAGCTATCATTGCTGACCAGATTCAAAACTGATGTAACAAAACCTTTTGATTTTTCTTTCAGCACACTTTCAAACTTTTTCTGCATCGCTGGCATTTTCATTAGTGCGTTTAGGCCAAGTGTATTTGGATCAACTTTCTTTGCTGGTGCTTGATTAATTTGGTTAACTAAATCCTTACTTGTTGCCATTAGTTGTTCTCCTTTATTCGTAATGTTCGATTGCCCTTTTTGCTGGTACGATAGGTAATCGTGTAATTATCGTTAGTTGCCTCTGAGTTATTTCCGATGAATTGACGGATTTTGTTATCAATTTTGGCAGTTTCACTATTCAATTCTTTGCCGTAAGTTTTGAGCGCCTGGCGCTTTTCAAGTAGGCCATTAAAGCTACTTGGTAAAGAAACAGTTTCGCCCGTATCATCGCCATAGAGTTGTTTCAAGGCGTCCGTAGTAGATTGACTGCCGTCAACCGGTGGCTGCTTATCAGCAACAACGTAATCGGTCCACCAGTCAATCAGCTTAGGTGTAAATGCATTAATCAAGTCATCATCACGATCAACACGCTTAATCACTAATTTATGGCCACCAATTAAGGCGCAAAAGTAAACATATGGCCGTTCAAGGACGTTCATATAATGCTGAACTTGCAATAGATACGGTGCTGGCACTTCATCATCTAGCCATTCAGAATTTTTGTATTCTGTGGCCGTTTTGATTTCCAGGAACCCTGGTTCTTTTTCAATATCACGATCAATATTGGCCCGAAGAAAGTCATAGTCACGATGAATAAATTCCTTGTTAGGCCTGAACACCTTTTTACCAGTTACGTTCTGAAATTCGTTGGCAAGAATTGGTTCCATGACATTTCCCCAATGGATAAACTCACTGTCGCTTCCACCTGGTTCAATTCGGCCAGTTTTTTCAGCCCAGACCTGAAATGGAGAGCGCCATTGATTGAGCCCTAAAATTGCGGAAACATCAGAACCACCGATCCCTTGAGTTCTTAATTGGAGCCACTCTTCACGAGATAGATTTGTTGTCTTGATGAACTTAATACTCATCATTATCATCCGTTTCAAAGCTATATTCTTCAGCCTTCCGCAACTGATTACGTTCATATGTTGCCTGAGCCTTATCGGCATCTGATTGGCTAAACATTTAATATCCCTCATTTCAATTCGTAAATATTTACGCTATACTGATTTTGTAATTTAATTTTGTGTGGCTACTACTCATGGCGGTGAGCGGTAGCTTTTTTTGTATCATCGCCAAAAAAGAACTTAGGATTAATAACAATAACCACAAACATTGCAACGTATAACAACGTACTAAATCCTGCTTTGATACTGTTTGGAATGATCATCCCAATTAAAAGAGTGACGATTACTAACATTACTTTGTTGTATTTCATGATCAGTCCCACCCATTTCCTTGAATCTTGCTCCAATTCTGATCAATCCAAAAAGCTATTTCTCGGGCTTGGATCTTGTACGGAGCATTTGATGTCTCTTCATTGCTGGCCGTCGGAAATTTAACTGGGCCACCATACTTAACATCTAAAACTCGCCTGTTAGGTTTCAATACATACTTACTAACAAACTTCGTATCGCGCTTAACCATTTTTGAAACTTCACTCAAGCCCCAGGTAACACCGTAAAGATCAGGTCTAACGAATTCTGGAACTTTTGGAAAATCTAATTGGTTTTGTAACTTGGTTCTGGGCATGCTCTCGCCTCCTAGTCATTCACAATCATTGCAATTACTTGTTGAGCAGAATGTTTAGCAGCCTTTTCTGCCCAAGCGGTTAACTCGTTTTCGTTTAAATAGTTAGCTGTTGCTTCAACGTAGCAACGGGCGTTGCCGTACGCCTGGGCAATGTAACTGATCTTTTGTTCACGTGTTAAATTCATTTGTGATGTTCCTTTCATGGTGAGATAATTTACTTATTAAAATATAAGGTGGTGACAAATATGAATAAAACTGATAAAGAGCTTGCAGTTGAATTGACAATAGCAACTATGAATATGGTTACTTATGCTAAGAACACTGGTGGTGGCCCTGCAATGCGTCCATTAGACCAACAGACTACGAACTCAATTCTGAATTCGTTTTATCAGACGTTGACAGAAATGAAGTCTGATAAATAGTTATCTGAATATTAATTTGATATTTTTTATTGAGAGCTTCTATTTGCGGTAGAAGCTCTTTTAATTCTTCGAAACTGTTTAATTCTGCTTTAATATCAATTTGCATTTACTAATCTCCTCTGAAATCATTTGTGGTCCATTTTGATCAACAATAAAAAGTTCAATGTGTTAACAATCAGACTTAATATCAAAACAACGGTTAGCATTACTCAGCCTCCTGAATATCTAAATCCTGTTCAATGAGCGGTAGGTAATTATGAAGTTTCAATAATTCATACAAGCCTAGCCGCCCTTTTTGTGTCCACTTGGTGTTGAGAACAGCTTTCTCAGTGCCATCTTTGCGTTTGACCATCGTTGTTTCCGATTGTGTCCAGCCAGTTGTTTGATACTTTGAATAAAGTAGCCAAGTCTTACCTTGTTTGTATTGAACTCCCAAACGGTGCAGCAAGTTATTCATTGCAGTACCACTCATGCCGTAGTCCTTAGCAATTACCGAAATAGCAACCAAGGCCTTGTTAGATAAAATCCGGTCGTAATATGTTGCTTGAGGTTTCATTTCTTGAACTTGTTGTTCCGCAATTAATCGACCTGTTCGCTCTTCTTTGAGCTGTGTGGCCAAACCAATGATGAAGTCTGGATCAGAAATAGTTTTCTCAATCACTTCTGACGTCATATAAGCTCCGTGTTTGCGAATTGTTGGGAGGACTTCACCAGTGACCCAATCCTGAAATCTCTCAGCGGTTGGATTATTTGCCTTAATTGCTAACTTATACATTTGCTGTTCAGTAATGAAATCGCCTTTCCCAACATTCTGGGAAAGATATTTTGATGCAGTTTCAAACCTGGCATATACTTTTCCGTTTTTGATTTGAGAAATGCCAACACTCTTGATGACCGTTTCAGCATCAAACATTAATTGGTTATTAATGAGCTGAACCGGAACATTATTTCCTTCAAAATCAAAAGTTTGTAATTCATTCATCTAGCTATCCTCCTTCTCTTGACGCAATTTAAAATCATCAATAATCTTTAAAACTAATTCATTAGCCTTCTTGGTTTGTTTCTTGCCAGAAAGAATTTCGCTCATATAAACTTTGCCGATACCGTACATCGCGCCTAAACTGCCAAGGTCAACGCTGTTATTATCAATGTATTGTTTGATTAACTGGCGCCCTGTTAATGTTGTTGGCATTGTGTAGCCTCCTCTCTCAGATATGTATATGTAAGCTAAATTGATAGCTAATTTTTAAAACATTCTAATTATTCATTGACTATTTTACGCAAATGTTTTAAACTCAAAGCATAGTTAAATAAGCCATTAATTAAGCTATTACACGTTGGGGAACGGTTTTGTTAGCTCTATTTTTTATTGGCTTTAGCTATCGAATTAGCCTACGAGAATTATATTAAAACATTTGCGTAATTAATGCAACTGTTTTTACACTAATGTTTTAATTATTTCTCCGTAATTATGGAGGAATGCCCAAATGACGCTATTTGAACGCGTAAAATTTTTAGCAAATAAACAAGGAAAATCAATTAATGATGTAGAAAATGAGCTTAATTATTCTCAAAATACGTTATATCGATTAAAAACTACTAATCCTAGTGCTAAAAAGCTTGAAGAACTTGCTGACTACTTTAATGTTAGTGCCGATTATTTACTCGGGCGTACTGATGATCCATATATTTCAAAAACAACTGGCATGGCAGCTCATTTTCGTGACGGAGTAGATGGCCTAACACCGGACCAAATTAAAGAACTCGATAAATTAACTGATGCAATTATTGCTGGATACAAAGCAAAAAACGAAGAAAAAAAGGACTAGTTGTCTATGGATAAATACGACTCTTTAACCAATACGGTTGAAACGTGTGGTGTTTATGTTATTGAGACCGAAGAAATTCTCAAATATGGCGTTGACGGCCTCTGGAAAAACACTGACGGTGAAGATTACATTTTTATTAATCCAAAATTAACACGTAATCAAAAAGCGAATGTTTTAAGTGAAGAATATGGTCATTATTTAACTTCTGTTGGTATCTGTATGGATTATAAAGATCTTAATACGGCTAAAATTGAGCAGGAAGCGCGTTTGATTGCGGCTGGTAATATAGTTACCTTGGATACTATTACAGATGTGCTCAGCGACGAGTCGATGACTCTTAATGAAGTCGCAAATGAAGCTGATGTCAATCCGGAAATACTATCAGATTCATTCAACTATTTTCGGAGAATATTTGGCGAAGAATTCTTACACAAAGGATTTTACTTTGATTTAAGAAATGGTATTAGAATTACACGCGCATATTCCATGGCATAAAAAAATACCACGTTCAGTGGGATGAACGCGGCATTGGTGATAATTAACACAAATATATTATATCAGAATAAGTCTGATATTGGAGGAATAGCTATGAAGAAAATGGCCGTTTTTACAGTGTTAATTGGGCTAACACTAACCTTAGGGGCTTGTAGTAGTAATAGTTCATCATCAAAGGATAGTAGCTCATCAGAAAAAACTAGCAAGGTTTCGAAAAAAGAAACAAAATCTTCTAGTAGTTCAAAAAGTATGGCACCCTCAGAAGCGACAGACCTTACAAAAACTACTGAGTATTTGAAACAAAATTCAGTAACGAAAGACTATTTTAAAAGCGTAACTCAAGTTGATGATGTGCTAACAATCGAACTACAAAACATTAACTACTTTGCTGGATCGTTCGGAGCTGTCCAGGTTCGCAGATTATCAGAAATAATGGGTGCAGCCACTAAGCTACCATTAGCAAAAAATGGCATTGGGCTTGTACAAAGTAATGAGTATAAAGATAGCAAAGGCAACAAAGAGAATCTGATGGAGTTTTCAGTCTACTATTCCAGGGCCAATTTAGATAAGATCAACTTTACTGAATTCCCTGGCGTCGTTCAACACACTCCTACTGGATTCTTTACTGGTGCAGATGGCTATTATTTAATGACTGAGTTTATCAAGCAAGATAAGAATGTTCTTGAAGGTATCGATCAGATGAAAGCTGATAATAAAAATCTGATTGTTGCTTATATGGATAAATACGGCACGGACTATTAATTAGATTAACGTGTATCTTTTATAAAATTATTGAAGGTGGTTATTATTGATAATAAACCATGGCCATTACTTTCCTTAATTGGAACTACTATTACGATCATTGGCGGTACTATCGGCTTTATTCTTTCGCACCCTAAAAATATAAAATGGATAGTTTTAGGCGCAGCAGCAGCATTGTTCATCTTACTAATTTTCTATTATGCTAATGCGTTATTTTGCAGCAAGGGCCTCTTAACAGAAAATAAACAGTTGCAGGAGAAGCTCGACGATAATAAAGAAGAACTCCGAGCCTATCATGACCTACTTGGTCAGGCATCCCTAAAACTATTAACTAGCAACATAACAGCAAACGTCAAGGAAAGTACAGATGCCAATCCTGAACAAATAAAAAATGATTCGAACGAGGCCATATTAACACAAAACACATTGAAAATTAAAAAACAGCCAGAAATATGGAATCTATCAGAAAAGTACGCAAGGAGATTCAATGATGACAGCATACAACCTAAATAATTTTTCTAAGATTGCACAATTCAATCCAGTGAAGGGAACTGATGATACAACACCTATTTTTATTTTTACCTTTGAAGAGTTACCCACAAATTATCGCATAAGTTTCAATGTTGCGCTTCTAGGCCTTATAATTAATCAAAAGTATCATTTAAAATTACAGATAAACGATAATACCGATCGAATAATAGTGAATAGCATCGTAGATATTGATACATCACTTTTTTCATTTCCTGAAGATAAGTTAATTACACCAGGAGTAGGGGCGACCAGTCTTACGTTAACATCTCCAAGTTTTACAATTGCCGATGCAAATAACAACACATATGGTGCACATTTAACTTTTACCGATGAAGACAATAAAAAGTTTGATGAAGCACATACTTTCTTTTTTGCAAAGAAAGAAAACAAATAAACAAAAAAATAGTCACATCCCCCACTCGCCAAAGCAATGGATGTGACTAACAGCAAAAAAGTGTACATAGGTACATGCTTTTTGTGTACCCTAATTTTAGCATTTTAAGGAGGATTTATCTATGACAGTTTTTAAACGTAAGGATAGAAAAGAAAAGCCCTGGGTATTTCGATATAAATATATTGATTCACACGGCAACGAAAAGACCAAGAATGAATCATTTGCTACTAAAGCATTGGCAAAAAAGGCTGAAGCCAGATTTATCGTTGATCATGGCGGCGCTGTTAAAATTGATCCATCTATCACCGTCGCTGACTATTACGATGATTGGGTTAAAACTTTTAAATCTAAATCGGTGTCGACCAACACAATGAGCAAGTACGCAACTTCAGGTGTCAATATTCGCAAGTATTTCGGAAATACCAAGATGGTTGAACTAACGCGCACACTCTACCAACAATTTATTAATTGGTACATTGATGATGATTATGGCCACGAACATTCTAAACAGTCTGTTGAGAAGCTTCATTCTCACGCACACCAGGCAATCCAAGAAGCAGCTATTGAAGGACTAATTACTCAAGATGTCGCGTTAAAGCCTCAGCTAGGCGGCAAAGACGGCAAGCCAGCTTCCACTAAATTCTTAGATGAGGAGCAGTTTGAAGCGCTCAGAGACTATGCCAACAAGTTTGCCGATCCATCAAGAATTGGATTAATGATGAGCCAGTTCGCAATTTACACTGGCGCTCGTATTGGCGAGATTGGTGGGATGACCTGGGATGACGTTGACGAGAAGAATAACGCAATAACAATCAATAAAACTTATCAATATGCCACATTTAAACCTGAACGCGGCAAAGATAATAGAGTTGAATGGCCAACAGATCGTAGCAAAGTATTTGGTCCAACTAAAACTGCTGCTTCTGTTAGGACTATTGCTGTTAGCCCAACTCTAATTAATAGCCTCCATACGCTCATATTAGCCCAGAAAATCAAAGTTAAAGATAACCCCTATCATCTACTCTTCTTAGGACCAGATGGCGTACCACCGGCTAGCAATGACGCAAATAAGGAAATGAGACGTGCTATGAAACATTTAAAGATTGAGAAAGATAAATTCACTTTTCATGGATTGCGCCACAGCCACGGTAGTTACTTATTAAGCAAAGGCGTTGATTTAAAATATGTATCCGTTCGACTTGGCCACGAAAACATTGGAATTACGATTAAGATTTATACTCACGTATTAGATCGGTTCAAAAAAGAAGAAGAAGTAAAAGCTGTTCAAGTTTTGTAACCAATAAGGAGGCTGTACCCCATGTGGCACAAAAGATTAGAGCATGTTGCAGTAACCGTTTTGTTAACCAAAGCACCGTTTTTGGCGTTCTGGTTAACTCTGGTTAACTTTGTTATCCCGAACTCCCCTTAACTCTACTTTAGGCAAAAAAATAAACGTTGATTTCTCAACGTTTATCTTAACTCTACGTTACTCAACTTTACTTGAATAACACTATGTATACCGGTGATCGCAATTTCATAGATTATAAACATATTGATATACATAGATTTTTCTCTAAAAACGGGTAACTTTGGGTAACTTATATACCGTTACATTTATAATAGGAAGAAAATATAATAAAACAAAAAATATAAGCCTGCATTCTTAACTGAATACAGGCTTATATTAACATTACTGAAGTACGAGTGAAAATATATCATATTTAGTTTTTATGATGATTTTTTTTCCTATCTTTTTTATGCCGTCCAGGAATGGAGTTTAGGGAATTCAGGCTTATAAAACCTAAATCAATCGCTAAGTCTGAATTACTATTTACAATGCTTTTCAAAGAAGCACGAATAGCACCAAAATCATATTTTGGATTCACGTTTTTCATGAGCTTCATGATAATAAAAATTATGATTGCAATTTTTCTCGTATAATTATTATTATCGTCACAAACTAGTCTGTCAGCATATTCCATCGGAGTTTTTGGAGCAGTTGTGAATTTGATATCTATTAAGTCGGCATTGTGACAGCATATATTTCTTACTAAGTTCAAGCAACCACACCATGACATCAACTCTTCAGTAGAACAACCAAATTTATTACTAATGACTCGTAAATTTCCCTTTGACATAGATCTTAAAAGCGTTACTATATCGCCAAAAGTAAGTGCATCTATCATTAACCAGACTGTGGGAAATTTATCAGCATTTAAATTTTCTTCATACTTTATGTCCGGCATATTTGATTTCTTTACTTTTTTTAATAAATCCTTTTTAAAGTAGTATTGTTGTTCTTCTATTTTGAATTTTGGAATATCCCTATTACACCAATTTGCAAATCTGAGATAGCCAAAGGCTCCATATTTTTCACCCAGCAGCTCTGCTACCTCATTTCGTAAATAAACCTCAATGTCTTCAATAGCGTGCAATATATTTATTCGTAAATTCTTGTCTTGATAATACCGAGCAATTAATTGCTTAAACGTAATATCTTCAAAATGTATTTCGTTTTCAACACTCGTCCTCGGATGATTGAACGGCATTGCAAATTCTTTAAGTTTGTAATATCCGATAGTTTCAATTGTGTTAAAGTCTCTTGTATCGTTGCCCTGGTCAAAGACTATACCAAAACTACTAAGCCTATCTCTCTGCGCCTCAAGCGATAATTGAAGTGGATTATTCATTTATTTTCACCTACAAAAAAACCCCCGCGTTCAGGACTTACCTGCCACAAAATGTGGAGCGAGGGGATTGACTTCTGTACTTAATTTATACACCATACTCAATTTATGGTCAAGGATTTTCAATGTTTTTTCGACAAAAAATAAGCCCCGCTCTTTTTTGAGTGAGATCCTAGTATCAAAAATTGCCCAGGAGAGCGGACAGCCGGTTTTATCCGACTATATTTAAATAAGCCAATTAACACGAACTTTTTTATTTTAGTGCAAAAAAATAAACCTATCTTCAATTAAGAAGATAGGTTTACCAGAATAGTGATGAGTATCAAAATCTCACTTTGATATATTATCAATAATTGTTGTGTTTAACAACGTTATTTAACTCGTAGCTTTTGGCCAGCATAGATTAAATTAGCATTCTTCAACGAATTCAACTTAACAATATTAGCGACTGTTGTCTTGTACTTGGCTGCAATCGCCGAAACACTATCACCCGATTTAACAGTATAGTAAGTAGCTGCACCCTTATTGATGATTGCTTGCACACCGTTGTAGTAAGAACCTAATAGCTTCTTACGCTCGTTACCATTTCCGTAGTGACCAGCCTT